GTGACTGTCGGTGAGGTTCTCCCAAAAGCTACGCCGCCGGAAGCGTAAATCGCATACTGGTCGAGCTGTCATTGGCGACTGGTATAGCAATGAGCGAGTGGCAGACGGCGGAGCAGATATACACAGCGCTTGAGATATTGGAGAAACAAAATGAGCGACAGCGTTGAGATTGCCTATGACAAGGCTGATCTGCGTCGCGTTCTAGGTGCGTTTAAAGCAATGGACGCTGAGGCCACAGTCCAAGCAAAGGCTGCCTCTGGCGCTTTGGCAGAATTTGCTCAAGACAAAATTATTGGCACTGCCAGCGGTCGAGGGCGCGCAGCTGACAAGATTGCTCGCGGGTCAAGAGTGTCTAAGTCCTCAAAGATTGGTGAGCTCTCTTTTGGCTTTGCCGGGCAAAAGTTTTCTGGCGGCGGTACAACGCAACAGCTCTGGGGCGGCAACGAATTTGGATCAAACAAATATAAACAATTCCCGATTTGGTCAGGATCGTCGCCAACTGGTCGAGGGTCAAACGGCTGGTTTATTTATCCAACATTGCGCGCCATTCAGCCCGAAATCATTGCCAAGTGGGAAAATGCTTTTGACAAGATCCTCAAGGAGTTTTAAATGGTTGCGCAAAGTAGAACGCTTAAGCTGTCGATACTTGCTGACGTTGACCAGCTTAAAAAATCCTTAAATAGCGCCAACAATGACGTAGAAAATTCAAGTAGCAAGCTTGGCGAATTTAGCAAAAAGGCTGGCGTAGCCTTTGCCGCAGCCGCAGCTGCCGCCGGGGCTTATGCAATAAAACTGGCAGTCGACGGCGTTAAGGCCGCGATCGAGGACGAAGCTGCACAGATCAGACTTGCCACGTCTTTAAAAAATGCTACAGGTGCAACAAATGAAATGATTGCCTCTGTTGAAAAACAGATACTAAAAACATCATTAGCCACTGGCGTCACAGACGACAAGCTGCGTCCAGCGCTGTCACGTCTTGCCTTGTCAACAGGCGACGTCACAAAGGCTCAGGATCTTTTAAATCTTGCGCTAGATATTAGCCAAGCAACGGGCAAAGGTCTCGACTCAGTAGCAAATGCGCTTGGCAAAGCTTACGACGGCAACACAGCCTCACTTGGCAAATTAGGCATAGGACTATCTACGGCTGAACTAAAGGCCATGTCATTTACAGACGTGCAGACAAAACTCTCAGATTTATTTGGCGGAGCAGCTGCCGCCAACTCTGAGACATTTGCCGGGCGGTTGCAAATCCTCAAAGTTACATTTGATGAAGCCAAGGAATCAGTCGGCGCAAAGCTGCTCCCAATTATTCAACAGCTTGTCGAGTTTATTGTCGAAAAGGTAGTACCAGCGCTAGGGCGTTTTGCTGATTTCTTTAAACCAATTACAAAAGCAATCGACGACAACAAAGAATCATTTATTTTATTTATTGAGTTTATCCAAACTTATGTCGTGCCAGTATTGGTCAACGTATTAGGCGGAGCTTTGCAGACAGTAGGCAAGATTGCCGGGGCAGTTGTAGGCGTTATTGGCTCGGTGATAAGAGTTATAAATAGTTTAATCCAAGGCACAATCGACGGAATTAACTTTTTAATCCGGGCTTACAACGCAGTCAACCTTGGCTTGCCTGATTTAAAGCCTGTCTCATTTTCTGGGTCACAAACAGGCGGCGCTTCTACAAGCATTTCGGGCGTACTAGGTTCAAGCGTTCCAAGCTCGACTGTAACTATGGCAACACCACCGCCAATCAAAGTCCCTAGCATTTCAAGCGCAGCTGTTGCCAGCGCGGCCTCTGGCGCTGCAAAGGCTGCCGCTTCAACAAAGGCTAATACTGCAGCAATAAGCGGGCGTACTGACTCAGCTGCCAGTATAAATTTAACCGTCAATGGCGCGATCGACTCAGAGGGAACAGCTCGCACAATCGTCAACACTTTGAATGACTCATACTTCCGAGGAACAGGCGGCGCAGGCCAGCTTGTCGCACTGGTATGACACAATGGTCGCCAGTCTGGCGTGTAAAGGTAGCGGGCGTTGACGTAACTGACTCAGTACTTGCCAGCTTAAACATCACCTCTGGACGCACAAATATCTATGAACAGGCTCAAGCTGGTTATTGCTCAATTACGCTAATAGTCTTTGATCAAGCTTCTATTGAGTACGAAATAAATGACAGCTTGTCGGTAGAAATCCAAGACACTTCAGCCGTTTATGTGCCTATTTTTGGCGGATCGATTGTGGACATAGCCGTAAGCGTCTCAGAGGTCGGCTCAAGCGCGTACACGCAAGAGGTGACAATTACTGCCTTGGGCGCTTTGGCAAGGCTACAAAAGGCGCTCACAAACGGCGTTCTTGCACAAGATTTTGAAGGCGATCAAATCTTAACAATCTTAAGTGATTTGTTAGTCAACAGGTGGAATGAAGTTCCGGCGGCTTTGCAGTGGCAAGATTATGACCCGACTGAGACGTGGGCAACGGCTGAAAATACAGGTCTTGGCGACATTGACACACCGGGCAATTATGAGTTGGCGCAGCGTTCATCATCGACCACAGTAGTTTATGACTTAGTTGCAGCTCTGGCGACTTCTGGCCTTGGCTACATTTATGAGGATTCAAGCGGTTTAATCGGCTACGCGGACTCAACTCATCGATCAACTTATTTAGCAGCTAACGGATACACCGATCTGTCAGCCAATCACGCGCTAGGTCGCGGCATAACGATTAAGACTAGGTCTGGCGATCTACGCAATGACGTCACAATTAAATACGGCATCAACAGCGGCAGTGAAGTAAATGACACAGATCCAGCGTCAATTGCCGAATACGGCCGTCTTGCTCAAATTATAAGCACAACCATAAAACATCAGGCCGACGCAGAGTCTCAAGCCGCGTTTTATCTATCATTAAGAGCTTATCCAAGGCCAATTTTTGACCAGATAACCTACGCGCTGACAAATCCAGAGCTAGACAATGGCGATCGAGACAGTCTTATCAACGTGTTTATGGGTCAGCCAATATCGCTGGCAGATTTGCCGCCAAATATGGCCGCTGGCAATTTTTTGGGCTTTGTTGAAGGCTGGAATTTTAGAGCTTCTTTTAACCAGCTTGACGTCACTTTGTCAATGACACCTTTGGCGTTTTCTTTGCAGGCAATGCAATGGCAAGACGTCAGTGTGTCGGAGCAATGGAGCACAATATCTGCCACACTTGACTGGGAACACGCCCTAGTGGTGGCTTAAGGAAAGGAAACTACAATTACAAATCCAACCAGCAATTACGGTTTTGTTTTACCGACGGCGACCGATTTAGTTACGGACTTGCCAGCAGATTTTGACGTTGCACTGCAAGGTGTTGATACGCGCTTGAAGGCTTTGCAGCCCGGCACAACACTTGGCGACTTAATGTATGCGTCAGCCACAGCGAACACAAACACTAGATTAGGTATTGGCACAAACGGTCAAGTGCTTTCAATTAGTGGCGGTGTTCCGGCTTGGGCAACAACTGCGGATCAAACACCGCTTACCACAAAAGGTGATCTATTTACTTTTACAACAGTTGACGCTCGACTTGGCGTTGGTACAAATAATCAAGTATTAACTGCCGATTCTGCTCAATCAACTGGCTTAAAGTGGGCAACTCCTAGCGGCGGCGGATTAGTCTTTATCCAAAGCGGTACTTTTACCGCATCTTCTGCCGTTAACGTAAACACTTGTTTTTCTAGCACTTATGACAATTATAGAATTCTAGTCAAAGTAACTGGCGCAAGTGTTGTTAATGGTGAAGTTCGCATGCGGATGCGATTAGCGACTACCGATAACTCGACTGCAAATTACAATTATCAACGGATGTACGCGCAGTCATCTACAGTCGGCGGTTCTGCTGCAACTAATCAAACAAGCGCAATAATGGGTCCACAAAATACTGCTTTATCGTGGAATGTCACGGATATGTGTAATCCATTCTTAACTCAAAATACATTGTATTCTACCGTTTCTAGTTACAATCAAGTCAACATTGATAACTTTTCAGGGGCTCATAAAGTGGCTACAAGTTTTGATGGATTTACAATGTTTCCGGATGCCGGAACAATTACAGGAGAGGTTTGGGTCTATGGCTACGCAAAATAATACAATCACAGAAATCAGCGCAGATGGAGTTATCGAGCGAGAACTTACTGCTGAGGAATATGCAGAGATTAAGTCTGAGCAGGATCGTTTAGCCCAAGAAAAAGCGGCTGCTGACGCTAAAGTTTTAGCCGACGCTGACGCTAAGGCTTTACTATTAGAGCGCTTAGGTATGACTGCCGAAGAAGCGGCTTTGCTATTGTCATGAAATATCCGAAAGACACCGCCGCAGCTTTAATTGAGGTTGCGTTGGCTGAAATTGGAACAGTAGAAACAGGCGACAACCTGACCAAATACGGCAAATTTACAAAGGCCGACGGTCTGCCTTGGTGCGGCAGTTTTGTAAATTGGTGCGCAAATGAAGCTGGTGTAAAAATTGGCAGCATGGTTTCAACAGCTGCCGGGGCTGCAAGAATGAAAGATTTAGGCCGCTGGCACACCGTTCCAAAATTGGGCGATCTTTGCTTTATGGACTTTCCACACGACGGTGTTGATCGAATAAGCCACATTGGAATTGTCGCCAAGATAGGCAAAATAAGTGTTTATTGTGTTGAGGGCAATACGTCTGGCGCTGGCGATCAACGCAACGGCGGAATGGTAATGATAAAGCAACGATTCTTAGGCAAAGAAATTGTCGGTTTTGGTCGCCCAAAGTACACCGAATATGCTGGAGAATATCCTGTAGCACAGCTGCCAAAGGTGGCTAAGAAGGAGCAAAAGTTATGAAAGATTTGAAGCCAATGCTAGCCAGTTATGCGCGGTCATTTATCGCAGCTTGTCTTGCAGTGTACATGGCAGGTGTAACAGATCCTCAAGCGATTTTTGCAGCTGGTGTCGCGGCGCTGTTGCCTGTACTTATGCGCTGGGCAAATCCTAATGACGCAAGCTTTGGTAGGAAATGACTGTCAATGAATGGACAGCAATTGTCGGTTTAGTTTTAGCAATCCTTGCAGCTGTCTATTCATCAATGCGCTTTATGGTTAAGTCAATTATGAGAGAGCTGACGCCAAATTCTGGAAAAAGCCTCAAAGACCAAGTTTCTCGGATTGAACAAAGGCTTGACCAATTGATTTTAGAAATGGCTTTTCAACAAAACAAGGATTAGACACGCCGTAAAATGAGCGTAATCCTTGACCTTGTCAGACATTTGCTTCATTCTTTTAACAGGGAGCGAAACGCAGTAGCTCCTTGAAACGGGAGCAAAATGTACACAATCGGAGAAGTGGCCATGTGGCTACTGCTAGGGATCTTTGCAGGCTTTGCAGTCGGTTACACACTAGGCCTTAGAGAAGGCAATCGCGTTGGCTATGTACGCGGCAAGATTGCAGGCGGACGGGCGGCTAGAAAATGAGCGGCTTTTTAGACAATTACGAAGGCGTTGCCGAGCGAATTAAACGCTTCTGGGCAACCTATCCGAACGGCAAAATCCACACGTCAATTATTGACGTTGATATAAAACAAGGCTACATCTTGGTCGAGTGCCGAATCTTTAAAAAATACGAGGACGAGCAGCCAGCTGGAATCGACTACGCATTTGGCAATGTTGCAACATATAACGTCAATATGAAAAAAAGGTTTGTTGAGGACACAGTCACAAGCGCAATTGGACGTTGCGCCGGACTAGTCTTAGGAACGGACGCAAGGCCGACTCAGGAAAATATGCGACAGGCTGAAAACATTGACGTGCAAATGGTCAAGCAAAGTGCGCAGGACGTTGATCTTTGGGCTACATCAATTAGTGAGGATTTGATTCCGGCAGCTGCGGCGATCGAGGAAATCAAATCACAGCTGGGCGGCGTACAAGTAG